AAAACAAGGTGTAGGTGGCAAGCCTACAAATGTAAAAACTTTTGCCGCTAGTGGTGGTAAGATAACTAAAAACAAACCAGGTAATTCTGGTTTATATGGCAGACGATAGGAGTCAAAATGAAAAAATCTAAAAACGCAAGCGTGATGAAGAAATCAAAAGGTGGCGCTATGATGAAGAAATCTAAAGGCGGCAGCATTATGAAAAAATCTAAGGGCGGAAACATAATGAAGAAGTCTAAAGGCGGAAGCATTATGAAGAAATCTAGAGGAGTAGCAAGAGGCATGGGTGCAGCAACTAAAGGCGGCGAATATACAATTTAGTTAGGAGGATTAAATACTGTGGCACATTTAATAAGTAATATACCTCATTTCAAATGTTGGATAAGACGAGAGTTTACTTGTAACCATGAGAAATATCATGGTGAATACATACACGCTTTGGCTATAGCGGTAAATACAATTCCGGATAGATCACTAAGTTTTCAAGTAGTTTTTACTGGTTGTGAAGATAATTGTGAAGATTGGGATGAAGGAAACATACACGGTGGAGCTATGTGGGCAAGGATGCCAATACAAGCTCTTGTAGCAGATATGCCTTTAGAAGACTTCCCAGAGCCTATGGAAGACCATTTAGCCCAACCATGGGACTGTGAAGCTAGAGATCATTCTGTAATTGTTATGGATAGAGTCAGCTCCTCACCTTGGCTGGCAAAAATAGGATCTGAGTTTTACACGGCCAAATATTTATTTACGGTAGACTATACAAATTCACACATTGCAGATGATCCTGCACAACACAAACAATCTCATGTATTATATATAACAGAAGATTGTGAATGGAAAGGTAATATTATTGCTTTACCTAATAACAGGGTAAGAGCAACAAGTCCTGCTCTTTGGGTTACAGGTGATGGTCCACCAGATTTTAAACCGTCCCAGTATAAACATTCAGCAGAGGCACATGAAAGTTATTTAGATCCATCAATTACATTTAACAATTTATACGAAGATTGATATGCACTATACAAAAGATTTAGACAAAGTTATAAAAGCTCTAAAGAAAGCCAGCAAGTTACATGCTGCTCAAGCTAAGGAATTAGAAAAAATCAATCAAGATCAAAAAAAATACACTGGCGTTAAATCGAAGCCTGTGAAAAAAAAAGTAACTAGCAAAAGGAAAAAATAATGACAACATCGAGTAGTAAAAATTTTGAACCGGATGTAGCTGAATATATAGAAGAGGCTTTTGAGCGTTGTGGCTTGGAGCTGCGTACAGGCTACGATTTAAAAACAGCAAATAGAAGTCTTAACTTAATGTTAGCTGAATGGGCCAACAGAGGTTTAAATCAATGGACTATAGCCAAGAAAACAGTTGACATGGTTTCTGGAACAGCAATTTACAATATTGACAGTACAAACTCTACAGCACCAATAGATGTATTAGATGTATTTATAAGAGAGACTAGTGGCACGAATACTACAGATATAGCTATGACCAGGTTAAGCAGATCTGAATATTCAAACATAGCAACCAAGTCTTCTACAGGTAGGCCTAATCAGTTCTTAATAGACAAACAATTAAGCCCAACAATTACTGTATGGCCAACACCAGACTCTTCAAATACATATACGATTCACATGAATGTACTTACTAGGATGGATGATGCAGATTCTGCAACAAACACTATGGAAGTTCCTTTTAGGTTTTATCCTTGTTTGACAGCCGGGTTGGCATACTATTTATCAATGAAAAAAGCTCCTCAACTAACTCCTCAGTTAAAAGCTATTTATGATGAAGAATTTAATAGGGCTATGGATGCCGATGAGGATAGAGCCTCCTTTAGAATCGCGCCTAACTTAAGAAGTTATAACAACGCATAATGGCTTTTGCATCTAATAAAAACGCTTACGGAATCTGCGACATAACAGGATTTCGTTATAATCTAAGAGACATGAAAAAAACTTGGGATGGTTTATTAGTCGGTGCAGATCAATGGAGTCCAAAACATCCGCAATTAGAACCCAAGGCTGCGCCAATAGATCCCCAGGCGATTAAAAATGCTAGGCCAGATACAAACGATGATAATAATTTCTTTATAGTTTATAGTAATACAGGTGACGGTAAATTAGGATCACAGCTTACAACCTTTGAGGTTACTACAAGTGTTGGATCAGTAACGGTAACAACAACATGAGTTTTACATTAGCAACATTAAAAACAGCAGTCCAGGATTACTTACAAGTATCTGAAACTACTTTTACTAACCAGCTTTCTACTTTTATACAAGAATCTGAAAGCAGAATATTTAGTATGGTGCAGCTGCCAAACCAAAGAAAAAACGTACAAGGCACACTTACAGCAGCAAATAGATTTTTAGCTACGCCAACAGATTTTTATGCGCCTTTCAGTTTAGCAATTATTGATAGTAATACTTATGACTATTTAGATTTTAAACACCCATCATTTATTAAAGAATATTCACCTGGTACGACTTCTGGCCAGCCTAAATATTATTCATTATTCGACAATACCTCTTTTGAAGTTGCACCTATACCAGACTCTGGATATACGGTAGAATTACATTACTTATATAAACCAGCCTCGTTAACGAGTGGTAGTGACAGCGGTACAACATTTTTGTCTACGGATTATCCGGATGCTTTGTTGTATGGCACGTTAGTTGAAGGCGCGGTCTTTTTGAAAGAGCCGCCCGATGTCATTGGCCAATTTGAGGCTAGATTCAAGGAGGCGGTTGCTAGAATGAAGACATTATCCGAAGGTCGCGGTACACGTGACGAATTTAGATACGATCAGTTGCGCACTGGCGTATCATAATGAAACCCATAAAATCCCTAGAGGGCAAGAAAGTAGCCATAATAGGTCTTGGCTTGTCACAAGTAGATTATGCTATTGGCTTACAAAATGGCAGGACATGGGACGAAGCTTGGTGCATTAACTCAGCTGCTGGAACTTATGGTTGTGACAGACTATTTATGATGGATCCAGCGAGTAGATTTTTTGATACTAACGATGCAGGCAGGCAAACAAGTGTAATGACCAAAGTATTAACTGAGGGTAAGTACCCGGTTTATACATGTGAATTAGATAAAAGAGTACCTAAAGCGGTTCTCTATCCATTAGAAGACGTTTGCAACGCTACTAGGTGTGCTTACTTTAATAATACAGTTGCTTATACATTAGCTTTTGCTATGTACAACAAGGTAGCTCAAGTAGATTTATTCGGTATTGATTTTTCTTACAAAGAAAACATGCACTTAGCAGAAGCAGGCAGAGCTTGTGTTGAATTCTGGATCTCTAAACTTATGGAAAACGATATTGTCGTTGGAGTAAGTAATAGATCTACTATCCTAGACTGCAATGTTCCGGCACCAGAAAGGCTATACGGTTATCATAGACTAGCTAAACCATTAGTAGCTATACCAAATGAAGGCAAGTGGATTATTGGCAACTATGAAGAGATCAATGAAAAATTAGCGAAGCAAGGATTAAAGATAAACGAGGATGTGGCACCACCAGAGCCCTATAAAGGATGACAGATAGCTTTATAAAACTAGGGCAAATTGGTGTTCATGTAACACAAAACAAAGGTCACGATCCAGAGTTTTGGGCAGAGCAGGCAACAAAGAAAATATGTGAGGTTTCATTAGAAGCTCCAGAGCATATAAAACAACAAGCTTTAGCTTTCCAAAATCAAGTTTATACTGTAATCTTACATAGTATAAAGAACGCAATAAATTCTAAAAATGTGACGTATGTGAATTTATTAAGGCAACAGGGCCATGATGATATGGCTAAGATTATTAAGGAGCTTTAAAAAATGGCAATTACATCTACAATATGTACAAGTTTTAAACAAGAAATTCTTGTTGAAGGACATAATTTAACCCAAGGCGCTGACTCAATTAAATTAGCACTATATACGTCCTCGGCTACGTTAGGAGCATCAACAACAGCTTTTGCTACTACTAACCAGGTTACAGGTACTAACTATTCATCTGGCGGTGGAACGCTTACTAACGTAACTCCATCTACATCTGGAACCACAGCTATCTGCGATTTTGCAGACTTTACTTTCAGCACGGCAACAGTGACTGCCAGAGGGTGTTTATTATATAACTCAACAAACTCTAATAAAGCATTGTGCGCTATAGATTTCGGAGGAGACAAAACAAGTACAGCAGGTGATTTTACTATTGTTTTCCCAAGTCCAACAGCAACAGGCGCTATTATTAGATTAGCTTAGATTATTAACGGTTATGGTAAAAATTAGACATGCCACTAACAAAGTTTCAATTTAAGCCCGGAATAAACAAAGAAGAAACCGATTACTCAAATGAAGGTGGCTGGGTAGATGGCAATAAAATTCGTTTTAGAAAAGGCCGCGTAGAAAAAATAGGCGGCTGGGAAAAAGCATCCCCAAATACTTATCTTGGTTCAGCCAGGGCATTACATAGTTGGATCTCTTTAGGTAGCTCACGTTTTTTAGGTCTAGGCACCACAAGTAAATACTATATAGAATCCGGTGGCATCTTTAATGATGTTACGCCAATAAGAGCTACCACAACTAATGGTATTGTGTTTGCTGCTACTAATGGCTCAAATATTATTACAGCTACTGACTCAGATCATGGAGCTGTAGTAGGTGACTCTGTAACAATTAGTGGAGCAGCTACTTTAGGCGGTCTAATTACAGCTACTGTACTTAACCAAGAACAAGTCATTACAGCTGTCCCTACAGTAAATACCTATACTTTTACTGCAACAGCAACTGCAAACGGTAGCGATACTGGTAATGGTGGATCTGGAGTAGACGGAGCATACCAAATTAATGTTGGCCTAGATGAGTACGTATCATCTACC